GACCGCCAGGGGAATAGGGCATGAGCGATCGCTGCCCGGTGAACGCCTGCACCAACAGGCTCGGCGTCACCCGCCAGGGGGATCCGTGGGCTTTCTGCAGGAAACACTGGCAGCGCCTCCCGGTCGATCGCCAGTACCAGCTCTGGCGGGCCTACAGGTCCTGGCAGCGCCTCGAGCGCCAGTACCTCGGCCTGTTGCCGGACATGCGTCCGCCGGCACTCCTGGCCGCACGAGCGTCAGCGGTCCAGACGTACATCGACATCCGTGATGACTGCATTCGGCACGTCTCTGAAGGCGAGCCACAACAAATGGAGATGGCATGAGCGAGACGACGTTGAGCGCGATGTTGGATGCAGCCAAGTTCGATGAGAACGAGCCCGTGTTGCCGTTCCCCGCCACCTACGACGGTGAGCGGTACATGGTCAAGGCGATCCACTTTAAGACCGCAGACCTCAAGGCAGTGCGCGATGGCTACGTCGTGACCCTGCGCACGGAGACGGTCATGGTCGACACAGACCACGTTCAGTGGCGCGCGAAGCCAGGCAAGCAGCCCATCCCAGAGGTACCGGCGTTGCGGGTCGTAAGCCCGCCGCATGAGGAGAAGGAAGCGATGACAACCCGGATTAGCACGACTGAGCGTCAGGAGCTCGCGGCGAGAGGTCTCAAGCGATGCTTCAAATGCAAGCGAGACTTGCCGCTCGCCGAGCTCAATAGTGGCGGCTTCTGTCGAGATGGTCTGACCTGCCGGGCGATCCAAGCCGGCCAGCCTGCTGACAAGGCCCGAGCTGATGGCGTGCAGCCGAAGGCCTTCGCGACAGGAGGCGTGGTTGGCAGCCCGATGCAGATCGTCGAGCCCGCCCCCCTCGCCGAGCTCGTCACCAATGCCAAGCGCACCTACAAGAAGAGGAAGAAGGGTCGCCGGCTCGCCAACGGAGCCGTGCCCATCAGCCGCGTAGCCGCTGCCTCTTTGAAGGCTTCCGGACACAAGAACCGGCGGCCGGCGCTCACACTTTCTGAGCTCATCGGCGACCTCAAGAAGCACCTGGCGGCTCTGAAGTCAGAGTGCGACCAGCTGCGCGCCGAGAAGGCTGACCTCTTCAGCCAGTTGCAGGAGCTCGTCGCCTCAGCTTGAGCCGCATGGAGCTCGAGGAGGCACTCGACTGATGGGCTGGGCCAAGTTCTCGGACGACACGCACGCCAACGAGCACATCCTTCCGCTTAGCCATGCCGCCTTCCGACTGTGGGTTTCATCAGTCATGGACAACCGCGGTTACAAGGACGGCCGGTCGCCTTTCATCAGCACGGCGCGCGCAGAAGCTCTGTGCCGGCAACAAAGAATCCCGCGACGATCAATTAAAGACATCGAGGTCGCGGGTCGCTGGGAGCCAACGGAGGGCGGATGGAACATTCACGACTACTCGAAGTATTTACCGAGCCGCAGAGAGGACCAAGAGGACCGCGAACTAGATCCCGTGAAGCAGGCAGCGGGCCTCAAGGGTGCGGCTGCTAGATGGCACACTGATGGCACACCTGATGGCAGGCCGATGGCAGAAGGTGGCCCTGCCAGTAGCAGACCTGTAGCCCCGCGCGCGCCCGCGCGTGTGGTTCCCGTTCCCGTTCCCGTTCCCGTTCCCGATGTCTCCAAAGAAGTACGTGGTGACATGCATGTAGTGGGGAGCAACGGCACAGCACCACCGTCACCCCAGATCCAAGTGTTGCGTCTGCTCGACTGGCTGATGGCTAGGCACGGCTGGTCGACCTGGTCCTCGCCCGACACACAGAAGCGCGAGGCCTCGCTTGCAGTCAGCATCATCGAGCTGGCCATCCCACATGCGCAGCTCTACTCCAAGCTCGAGGACTGGTGGCAGCAGTCAGACCCTGACGACAGGCCATCCTCGCTTGGCTATTTCTGGACCAGGTTGCAAGACGAGGCACACGCTGCATTGAAGGCCACACGTCCCCACGCTGGAACATCAGGACCCACGAAGATCACGCCTGTGCTCCCAGCGAAGGGGGCGAAGTGATGGGTATGGGAGGGGCTATGAAATCCTCGGGGCGCCCACATCTAGACCCGCTTCATCCCCGACGCACACGCCGTCAAAATTGCGAAATTTCAAAACCTGAGGTATCAGGCAGCAGAGCCATGGCTCTTCGCCTGGGTGCCCATGAAGGCCAGGTGGTCGACGTCGAGCTGGAGGAGTTACTACAAACACATGGGGTTCAAGCGGCATTAGAGGTGCTTTCCCGGCGGCGGTACGAACGGCACCTACTCGCTTACTTCCTGAATCCGATGCCGCCGGGCGCGGACCCCCTCCTGCCTACGATCGATCTCAAGCCGCTTTCCGGCGGAAAGGAGACCCCCCAATGACCCAAGACCCCGGTCCGAGCGACCAGCCGAAGGAGCCGTCAATGGATCTCCGAGAGTTCAAGGCAGCCGGCTTTCTCCAGGAGGTCAATCGACGCTTCTTCCACCCGCTCGGCCTCGCGCTCAGTGTGCGGACGGACAGTGACGGCTCAGTTCAACTGCACAGCATCTGGGACGGGCGTGACGACGAGGAAGGCTTCGTGTTCAAGGACCTCACCGACGACGAGCGGCTGCGCGGTAAGCGTATCGATTCGGAGCTCGAGCGGCGCTTGCGGATGCGCGAAGAGCGCCTGGGGTTTGGGATCCAGCCTCTGTGATGCGAATACTCGGATTGGACCTGTCACTCCGCTCAACCGGCTATGTGCTGCTCGACGAGGACGACGTCGCCTGGTATGGGGTGGTCGGCAGCGACACTCTGCGCGAATCGGAGCGCCTGGCCATGTTCGACCGGTGGATCCGCGAGCAGCTGCGCGACAAGCGGTTCACACACGTCGCGGTCGAGGGCTATTCATACGGCACGCCCCAAGGTCACACGCATGCCTTCGGGATCGGGGAGCTCGGCGGAGTGATGAAGCTGGCCATCCACCAGGCCGGCATTCCGATGCAGGTCATCGCGCCCGGGACCTGGAAGAAAGTGCTCTGCGGCAACGGGTCGCTCAGCAAGAAGAATTCGGCGGTCGAGCTCTACAAGCGATACGCGATCGAGTTCCACTCCCAGGACACGCTCGATGCGTGGGCGGTCGCCATGTGTCGCCGGCGCCAACTGCTCGGCCTCGACAAGCCGGAACCGAAGACTCGGAAAAGGCGTCCGGCGCCCGACGGAAAGTCCGATCCTTTGCCCCTACTGGAAACCGTCTCAGCCGGGCATGAGTGACCAAACGCGGAAGGCGCCGGCATGGACCGAGGCGGCCGGGGCGATCACGCCCTGTCCTGCTCCAGGAGCAGACCCAGTGCGACACGTGTGGGCGCTATAGGCTCAAGGCCGAGGCCTGCTGGTTCTGTCGGCCGGCGTGGCCTGACCCCTGCTTGTGCGACGACTGGCTGGCTCGGCATGTGCACCTCGAGCACGCGTTACTTGAGCGACTGAGCCAACTGGACTATGAGTCGATCGACGAGACGATCTTGCTCCCAACGCAGAACTGGCCGAGCTCCCCCGACGACATCATCGACCACGAGCACGAGGAGCTGGTGGGAATTGCCAACGCCGGCGAGAGCCAGCCGGCGCCGATGACCTTCCGGGCGCCGCGGATCCCTTGGCGCGACGCCCCTGAGTATCAAGCCTTTCTCACGCGCTACCCGCAACTGCGCGACCATGCTCGCTCAGGCATCGACTCGATCTTCAGCTTCTTCGGCCTAACGTCGTCTGAGGCGGATGTCTGGTCGCTTGACGCGGCCGGCTACACGCGCGAATGGATCGCGAAAGAGACTCGCTACAACCCCGGCGGAGTCGATCGCCTCCTCGAGAGCGTGCAGTCAAAGATCGGATCCAAGCTCGCTCGGATGGATGTAGCTGCGAAGGAAGCCGTCTGAGATCAGGCGGGCGTCCGCCAAGACCTGGATCCGATCTCAAATGTGATAGCGGTCCTTCCACCTGCCCCGTCGTAGGTAAGTAGGAGGGGATTGAGCAATGGTCACAACTGACGTTTTAGCAACGCTGCAGCCATCCCTCCTCGCTCGAGCGCGAGAACTCGATCCCGACGGAGCTGAGGATCTGCTCCAAAACGCCTATCTGCGTTTCGTCACCCATCCGCCTGAGGCGACAACCGCCAACGAAGTCAAGCGCTGGTTCCGCACCGTGCTCCAGAACATCCGTAAGGACATGTTTCGCGCTCGCCCGGTCGACTGGAAGTAGACGCCAAATGTGGCCCTTTGGGCATGAGGCGCCGCCGACCCCGCCTCCGACCGATCAGCCTCTCGTAATTCCAGACGACGAGCAGCCCGAAGAACGGCTGCCCGCCCAGCCCGAGGTCGACCACGACGAGGAGGAGCTCAATTGAGGGACCAGCGTCTGGCTCTGCTGTGGCACCTGGTCGAGTTCCTCGTGGCGCTCAGCCTCGTCGGCGTCGTCTGGTCAATCCGGCATCAGCGCCCAACTCTCGTGGAGACGCGACGCCCGGCAAGGTGAAGCGCGGTGACCGGGTCGAGGTCATCGCCAAGGCCAATGAGTACTCCGGGTTCCATGGCGAGGTCCTCGACATAAGGCCAGATGGACATCTCGTCGTCTCGGTGGAGGTGAAGTCAGTCATGACCTGGAACGTCACGTTCGTTGCAACTGACGTCAAGCTCGAATCTAAGGAGGCCTGATGGCTGACAAAATCACGCTCGCTGATGCCCAACAGGGTGTCGCCCGTCGATTCGTCGACATGGGAGACAACACCTTCGCCGAGCTGATGAAGGCCGTCCTTGGCCCCATCCCCTATCAGACTCTTGGCCATTACCGAACGATTCACCGGACGGGCCTGGTGAACGCGCAGGCAGCGAACTCGCGGCTGTTTTCGATGCGCAATACACATGTGACCAACCTGATCATTCCAACGCGGGTGCAGGTCAAGTGGCTTCAGACGGGCGCCCACACCGCCGCGCTCGAAGACAGCGTCGACATCTTCAAGTGCACAGGCTTCAGCGTCTCGGACAGCGTCAACACCGTCACCCCAACCGCGTCAAGGAAGCGGACGAGCTCAATGGCGGCTGCGCCTGGGGCAGCAGAGATCCGCGGCGTGACGGTCGCCGGCGCCGCAGCCGGTATGACCGGCGGGGCGCTCACCAAAGACGCCGCGCCTTATGGTCAGCTCCCTGCTTGGCTGCTCGCCGCGCTGCCCACGGCGGCGATGGTCCCGTTCTGGCTGTACGACGACGACCACGACGAAGCGACGTTGACGCACCCCTTCGTGTACGCACAAAACGAGGGCATCGAAATTGAGAACCGCGTCCTGTTGGGCGCGGCCGCGGCCTCGAGTCTCTACATCGACTTCTCGTGGGCCGAGGTCACCGTCTTCTGATGGAGGGAAGGATGAAGTTCGTGATCGAAGAGGTTCTCGAGGTCAAGCCGGACGATAACGGCAAGCGGGTCGAACTGCGTGCGCGGCTTGAGGACGGTCGCCTCAGCTGCATCACCACCACGAAGAGCACGGACGCTGCCTATGAAGTAGCGGTGGCCGAGTATCTCGAGCGTCACGTTCCGAAGGATGAGCAGGAAGGAAGCTGAAGCGCCCGTGCCTCGGGCTTCCCGGCGAGCCGTGCGGCATCTTGACCGATGGGAGCCGCTGCCCAGCCCATACTCGCGTTCTGAACCAAGCGAGAGGTAATTCCACTCAGCGCGGTTACGACTACGGCTACCAGCAGCTGGCCAAAAGGGTCAAGGACAAGCATCTCGCGAACTTCGGCTGGATCTGTCCCGGGTGGGGAATCGAGGCTCATCCGTCAGCCGAGCTGAGCGTCGACCACATTCGGTGGCCAGCGAACACTGAAGACGACCTGCAGATTCTCTGTCCTGGCTGTCAGAACCGGAAGGGGGCCGCTCGATGACTCGAGGCCGCAAGCCTGTCCCCGCCGAGCTCAAGCGTCTGCGTGGAACCGCCCGCCCAGATCGGATGCCCGACGAGTCAAACGTCATCGCGCTGCCCGGCGCGATCGGCACACCAACGCCGCCAGGCAGCCTCGGCCTCGAAGGCCTCAGCCTCTGGAAGCAAATTTGGGATGGCGGGCCGCTGTGGCTGTCGCCTCGAACCGACATGGCAGCCATCGAGGAGGCCTGTCGCCTCGAGGACGACATTGCCCTGGCGCGCGAACGTTATCGCGCGACACGAGATCCCAAAGACGCTCGCGCCCTGGTCGCCCTCAATCGATCGCTGACCGCAGGCCTCTCTTCTCTCGGGTTTGACCCCGCAGCTCGCACGCGGCTGGGCGTCGCGGAGGTGAAAGCTGCGTCAGCCATCGACAAGCTCCTTGCGAGACAGGAGCGCAGAAAAGCAGAACGCGAGTAGCTGGCCACCGCGGTGGCTGACCCCAGTTCCTCAGGCTGACATCGACCGTGGCGACGGCGCGCTATATAGCGATTTCATCGAGGCGCTTTGTCGAGCGACTGAGGATTCGATCGCGGCGAAACGGGGCGATCTACTCCAACTCCGTTACTGGCAGAAGTTTCTTTTGGGTCACCTGCTCGCTCGCCGGCCCGACGGGCGATACCTTCATCGCACCGGGCTGATCGGCGTCGGCCGCAAGAACACCAAAAGCACAATCGGTAGTGGCGTAGGCCTCGGCGGCCTCATCCTCGGACCGCAGGGCGGCAAGGTCTATAGCTGCGCCGCTGACAAGGACCAGGCCAAGGTCGTCTTCGGAACGGCGAAGCAAATGGTCGAGCTCGAGCCAGAGCTCAGGAAGCTCATCACCCCGTACCGAGACGCACTCGAGTTCGCGGAGACCGGCTCGGTCTATCGAGCGCTCTCCGCCGAAGCCTTCACGAAAGAGGGACTCAACCCGACCCTCGTGCTGTTTGACGAGGTCCACGCACAGCCGAACCGCGAGCTCTGGGACGTCATGTCCCTCGCCCAAGGCGCCCGGGAAGAGCCGCTCATGATCGGGATCACCACGGCGGGCGTGAAGGTCGATAGCACTGGGCAGGAGTCGCTCTGCTACGGCCTTTACCAGCACGGCTGCAAGGTCGCCACCGGAGAGCTGAAGGACCCCCAGTTCTTCATGGCCTGGTGGGAACCTCGCAATCCAGCTGCGGACCATCGCCTGGAGAGCACGTGGCGCGAAGGCAATCCCGGTTATGACGACCTCGTCGCCGCCGAGGACTTCAAGGCGAAGGTCAAGACCACGCCGGAAGCTGAGTTCCGGGCCAAGAGGTGCAACCAGTGGGTTGCCACCAAGCAAGCCTGGATCCCGACCGGCAAGTGGGAGGCATGCGAGAAGAACCGCAGGATCCCAAAGGGCGCCGCGGTCACGCTGGGCTTCGACGGTTCCTACTCAAACGACAGCACCGCACTGACGGTAGTGCTGATCAATCCGGTCCCCCACATCGATGTTGTTGCCTGTTGGGAGCGGCCGCCGAAGGCCGACGACACATGGAAGGTGCCGATCTCTGAAGTTGAGGATGCGATTCGCGAGGCGTGTAAGCGCTGGCAGGTCGAAGAGATCGTCTGCGACCCGGCCCGGTTCGCGAGGAGCTTCGAGGTCCTCGAGGACGAAGGCCTACCCGTAGTCGCATTTCCGCAGTCGCCGGAGCGGATGGTCCCCGCGACCCAACGCTTCTACGAGGGAGTGCTCAATAAACAGTTCACGCATTCGGGCGATCCTCGTCTGGCACGTCACGTCGGCAACTGCGTCGTCAAGGTCGACCAGCGCGGCTCACGCATAGCGAAGGAGACGAAGTCGAGCACTCGAAAGATCGACCTCGCTGTCTGCGCGGTCATGAGTCTCGAGCGGGCCGTGTTTCTGGCAACGCCAACCGTGTACGCCAAGCGCGGCATCGAATGGATATAGGAGGCGCCCGTGAAATTTCGCCTTCCTGACCGCAATGACGCGCTTGTTCTGCTCGGCGCCACCGCCATCGTCGCCGGCGTCTGGCAGGTACTGCCATGGCTGGCCATGGTGATCGCCGGCCTGATGGTGGCTTACGTCGGCGTAGTCACCGAGCGCGCGGAGCCCAAGGAGTAAGTGGGGATCCTCGCTCGAGCGGTGCGCGGTCACGCCCAATCCGGCGTGGCCAATCCGCAAGGATGGTTTGTCGACTGGCTCGGCGGCGGCCGCTCAGCGACTGGCTTGGTGGTCGACGAAAACACGGCGATGACCTCGACTGCGGTCTACGCCTGCGTGAAGATCATCGCCGAGACAATCGCCTCGCTCCCGCTGCATGTCTACGAGGAGAAGTCGGACGGATCAAAGCTCAAGGCAACGAGCCACCCGCTCGACAAGACGCTGCATCAGCAGCCGAATCCCGAGATGACGAGCCAGGAGTATTTCGAGACCAAGACCGGGCACCTCATGACCTGGGGCCAGTGCTTCAGCGAGATCCAGTTCAACAACGCCGGCCAGCCAATCGCGCTCTGGCCGCTTCGACCGGACCGGATGCAGATCTACCGGAATCCCGAGACTCTCGAGCTCGACTACCAGTTCAACCTCTACAAGGGCGGAATGGTGCACCTCCGAAAGGAGCAGGTCCTGCATGTCCGCCTGATGAGCCGGGATGGCATCAACGGCCTCTCGCCCATCGGCCAGAACATGGAAACGGTCGGGCTTGACCTTGCCCTGCGTAGGTACGGCGGCAAGCTCTTCGGAAATTCAGGCGTGCCGATCGGCGCCATCAAGTACAAGCGAAGCCTCAACGAAAACCAGAAGACCGAGCTGCGCAAGAGCTTTGGCAGCAAGTACGACGGCCTCGACAACGCCGCCCGGACCGCGCTTTTCGAAGAGGACATGGATTGGGTCGCGATCGGCCTGCCTCCAGAACAGCTGCAGTATCTCGCTGCGCTCAGCTTCACCCTGCAGGACATCGCTCGAATGTTCCGGATCCCGCCGCACCTTCTGCAGGAGCTCACTCGATCGACCAACAACAACATCGAGCACCAGGGCATCGACTACGTCATCCACACCGTTCGCCCGCACATCGTTCGCTACGAGCAGCGGATGAAGGCAAGCCTGTTCTTCAACTCGCCAGACCACTACCCGATGTTCCGCGTCGACGGATTGCTGCGTGGCGACCTGGCCTCGAGGTACGCGGCATATGCGGTCGCTCGGCAGTGGGGCTGGTTGAGCGTCAACACCATCCTCGCCATGGAAGACATGAACGGGGTAGGGCCGGAGGGCGACGAGCTGCTGCGCCCGCTGAACATGGTGCCCGCTGGCACCCCGCTGAACTTCGCGCCACCCAAGGACCAACAGCCGACAGATGGCCAGGGTCCGGATGACGGAGGCGACGGGGATCCCACCGCGGCTCGGATGGCCATTCGCGACGTCCTCGGCGATGTCCTCCGTCGGGTGGCTCGCCGTGAGCGCAATGACGTAATGCGGGCAGCCAAACGCTTCATGTCGAAGTCGGACGTTGACGGCTTCAAGGCGTGGACCGTTGATTTCTTCGTCGAGCACCGCGCCTTCATCGAGCAGCAGCTCGAACCTGTGGTCAACGCAGCGCACCGACTGAAGGTGACCGACGCCTCGCCGGCGGAACTCGCGGATCGCATTGCCGCGCGCGGCCTCGGCCGGGTGGGCGGGTGGATCCAGGCAAGCGCGCAGCCATCTCACGTAGTGCCTCAGCTGGAGGCCGCATACGAAACCGTCGAAGTCGACGAGGTTGAGCACGACGACGATCTGCCAACCCCAGCGCTCAGGAGGGCCAGTTGAACAAGAAGCGAGCATCTAAGCTCCGGTCGGTGGCCGCGGTCTGCGCCGGCCGCCGACAACTGCCGATGGCAGTCAAGCTGCGAGCGATCGCCAAGCGCCAGGACGAGCCGGCGGATGGAGATGTCGACGAGACTCCCGAAGGCCTGGCGGCCGCCGTCGACGCCGCGCTCGACGGAGCTCTTGACGCAATCCAGGCCGGCGAGGTCGATCAAGGCCTGGCCCTGGTCACCGCTGCCGCGACGAGCATCGATGAGCTGCTCGACGTTCTCGGCGTCACGGATGCCGACGAGGTAGGGGCTGAACCAGCCGGAGCTCGATCGGCAATCGCGTCGGTCGGCGGTGTTGAGCGGCGCTCGATCCTTCAGCCGATCAGGCTCGAGGAACGCGCGGACGGCGGTATGCCCAAGCTGCTCGGCCATGCGGCCGTATTCAACTCAAAGAGCGAGGACCTCGGCTTCTTCTATGAATTCATCCGGCCCGGCGCCTTCCAAGACTGCCTCGGCATCTACGACACCGCCTGCCTGAAGAACCATGACCCCAACTACCTCATTGCTCGGCTGAGCAATGGGACCCTTCTGCTGCAGGAAGACAAGCGCGGGCTCTATCAGGAAGCGGAGCCGAACGACACGCAGTCGTGTCGAGACACGATTCAGGAGGTCCGCAGGCTCGACCTGAACGGCCAGTCCTTCTCCTTCGACATCGAAGACGACACCTGGCGCACCGAGAACGGCGTTCCCGTGCGCGAGATCTTGAAGGTCCGGACGCTCTACGACGTCGGGCCGGTCGTGTTTCCAGCCTATCCCGCCACCGATGTCAAAGCCCGCGGACTGATGGCGGCCCGCGGCCTCGACGTCGAGGGCTTCTCAAGCGCGATCGTCAAGCAGCTGAGGCGGATCCCGCTGACGCCAGCCGATCGCGACATCGTCAAGCGCGCCATCGCCGTCCTGCAGCTCACGGAAGAGGACAACCGGCAGGAGCCCGTTGCCCCGGTCGCGGAATCTGCGGCGCCAGAGGCCTGGCGCTTTGCACACCTGCGGCGCCGGCTTGAGCTCGCAGCTCTGAGCGCCTAGCGCTCGCACTCGTCAACGAGATCTTCAGCGCCATCCGGCGCCGATTTCACGCATTCCATTCCAGCAAGGAGATCCGCACACGATGAACGAAAGGATCCGGCAGCTCCAGGAGCGCCTCAACGCCATGGTGACCGAGGCTCGCTCCATCGTCGACAAGGCCGAGGCCGAGAATCGCGACCTCAGCCAGGAGGAGCAGAACCGATACGACACGATCTACAACAAAGAAGTCGTCGCGCTCAAGGTGCGCATCGAGCGCGAGAGAGCGATCTTTGCCGAAGAGGCGCACCTCCAGGCAGCTGCGCCAACCGTCGCCGCCAGGGACGGCCAGCCCGACCGCGGGAACCAGCCCTCGAGCGCCGGCCTCCACCCCATCTTCGGACGCGCGAAGAAGTTCCTCGAGGACCGAGGCATCGTGCCAGAGTCGGAGCAGGTCGCAGGTGTGCGCCGGGCCGCGTGGGCACGCTACCTCCGCGGTGGCGCGCAGATGCTTTCCGAAAGCGAGCGCCGCGACCTCCAGATGGACGCGGACACCCAGGGCGGCTTCTTGGTCGCACCGCAGGAGTTCTCTGCCGCGCTGATCCAGGCCGTGGACGACCAGGTCTGGATCCGACAGTTCGCCACGGTCGAAACCGTGACCAACGCAGAGGGACTCGGCATCGCGTCCCTCGACGCCGACCCCGCCGACCCGGACTGGACGTCTGAGATCGGCACCGGCGGACTCGACGCGACGATGAAGTTCGGCAAGCGCGAGCTGAAGCCGCACCCGCTGGCCAAGCGCGCGAAGATCTCGAACAAGCTCATCCGCGCCGCGAGGCTCGCCGTCGAGGCGAAGGTCATCGAGCGCCTGAGCTACAAGTTCCAGATCGCAATGGAGAAGGCCTATCTGCTGGGCTCGGGAGTCGAGCAGCCGCTGGGCGTCTTCATCGCCACGACAGACGGCATCTCAACCGCCCGCGACGTTTCCACCGGAAACACGGCGACCGCGATCGGCGCGGACGGCGTGATCGAGGCCAAGTTCAAGCTCAAGGGCAACTACTGGGCCAAGTCGCGGTGGATCTACCACCGCGATGCCCTCAAGGGCATCATGAAGCTGAAGGACACCAACGGGCAGTACCTGTGGGTCTTCTCTGGCATCGGCCAGCGCGGTCTCCAGGACGGCCAGCCCGACACGCTGCTCGGCCTCCCCACCCATCTCTCCGAGTACGTGCCCAACACGTTCACCACGGGCAAGTACGTCGGCGCCGTCGGCGACTTCTCGAAGTACGGGATCGTCGACGCCCTCACGCTGCAGCTGCAGCGCCTGGTCGAGCTCTACGCCGAGACCAACCAGATCGGCTACATCGGCCGGCTGGAGACAGACGGCATGCCCCTCCTCGAGGAGGCCTTCGTCCGCGTCACCCTCGCCTAAGCGAGGTCTCTGTAGCTACCAATCCGGCGGGGCCGATCGCGGCCCCGCCACCACAAACCAAGACAAGGAGCTGATCCAACACCGATGGCACAGAAGCTCAACTACGTCAAGCTCACGCGACCGCTGAACGCGGTGGCGGCCGGCGTATCCGTGCAGAACGGGACCGGCGTCGACACCACCGACTTCGAGGGGGTGCTCTTCGTCTTCGCGATGGGAGCGCTTTCCGCGACCCAGGTCACCTCGCTCAAGGCGCAGCAGTCGCTCGACGACGGCGGCACCGACCCCTACGCCGACATCACCGGCGCCGTCACGGCCGCGGCGGCCGACGCGGACAGCAACAAGCTGCTCGTGCTCGACGTCTACCGGCCGCAGAAGAAGTTCGTCCGGCCCGTCGCCACCAGGGGCACCGCAAACGCCGTGATCGATGGCGTGATCGCGATCCTCTACGGCCCGAAGAAGGCCCCGACCTCACAGTCGGCGACTTTCGTCAGCCAGTCGAAGGCAGCGCTGGGCGTCTAAGCAAGCGTGTCCTGATGGGGGTGGCAATGTGCTGCCCCCATCGCTTCGTTCGGAGCTTCGTTTGGGAGGTGCATGAGATATGCCCAAAGTCGTGATGCTGACGACCGCCGCCGACGCCGATGGAGTGCGGCACGTCGAGAAGGTCTACACCGTCTCCAAGAAGGAAGCGGAAGACCTCATCGCCGCCGGCGCCGCCCGCGCGCTCGGCGCTTCGGAGTCGGCAGTGTCCGGTGCGTCCGAGAACGCGTCTGGTCGACGCGGCCGCAGCAACGCCGTGTCGGGTCCGGACGAGGACGCGTAGGGAGTAGCAGGTGCCCGGGCTCGCCAACTACGCACTGGCCGCGGACGTATCGGCATACCTGCCGAAGGTACCGGTGGCGCAACAGGCGACCTGGGCACAGCTTCTCAGCGCAGCTTCCCGGGGCATCGACGGATTCTGCGAGCGCTACTTCTACAACGACACCGGCTCGACCCGCTACTTCGATGTGCCTGGTGATCCCGATGGGTCGACGCCGATCCGAACCTTCCTGATGGGCAAGCACGACTTCTACGGCATCACGACCGTGAAGATCGCCGAGATCGAGAACGCGGACCCGGCGGTAACCGGAGATTGGGTGCAGCTGACCGGTGATGGCATCACGCCACCGTCCGACTTCTTCTTCGAGCCGGCAAACGAGGCCTATATCGGAAAGACGGGCGACGTGAACATCAAGCCCTGGAGTCGCATCGAGTTGCCCGCGACGCCAGGCCGAACATCCACCACCTTCCGCGATCGATTCGTGGTCGGCAAGCGGACGCTGGCAGTTACTCCGCAGTTCTGGGGCTGGCCAGCGATTCCTGACCAGATCAAGGACATCACCGCAAAGATCGTCGTTCGCATGCACAAGGCGCAGCCGACAGGATTCACGGGCCAGACCGGCTCGCCTGAGGTGGGCGCCGGTACGATCCTGAACTTCCTCGACATCAACGACCTCAAGGTTCTGGCGAGCTACAAGAAGCAGAGCGCCGGCTGATGGAGATCACGTACAAGATCGTTGGCCTCAAGAAGCTCCAGGCGGCTACGCGTCAGGCACCGGGCATCCTCTCGATTCGGACAAATGAGGCGATGCACCGATCAGTCGAGCTCGTCGAGAGCTTGGCGCGGATCGGCTCGCCCGAGGGGCCCGGCCATTTCGGCTACCACGAATCAGAGCGCTGGTCGACTCGCGTGCGCTCCGGCCCCCGCCGCCTGGTCGGTGTTGTCTCGAACAGCGCGGCTCAGGCTCGCTGGCGTGAGTTCGGAACGCAAGCGCACGACATACGGCCGAAGAGCGCTGCAGCACTGAAGATCGGCGGGCGGTTTGTTTCCTTCGCCCACCACCCTGGCGTGAAGGCAAAGCACACCGGCAAGAAGGCTCTGACCGCATCGAGGAGCGCGATCACCGTCTTCTTCACGGATGCCCTCAAGGGCGTCACCCAGAGCCTCGCGACGAGCGGCGACTAGATGCCCGACTTTCAGGCAGATGTCATGTCCCATCTCGCGCACGTGATCGGCGGAACCGTCAGTGCGACCGACCCCACCTTCTTCTCGGGAGCGCTGGCCAACGCAGGCAACGGCGACGGGTCGGGCGTTGCAGGACTCCTGGGCTGCTACTCCGATGCGCCAGCTGGCATCGAGGCGCTGCCCGTCGGGATCCTGCTGCCGCCGTCGTTCAAGGCGGACCTGATGAGCCAGGGCGAGGAAGAGAACTTCGACGATGTAACCCTGGTCGTCCTGGTCGCGCCGGCGGACACCGAGTCAGCGATCAACGAGCTCATGCCGTTTCGAGACTTGGTGCCCGCCGCGTTTCGCTCGCACATGAGGGCCTACGCGATGCCGAACACCGGATGGTGCTACGTGAGCGCCGGCGAGTCGGGCATCCACAACTGGGGCGGCATCGATTACTACGCCTGGAAGTTCACTCTCAGCGTCCATCGCGACATGGCCGTGAACTACGTCGACGGCCCGACCTCCTGATCTAGTCCGACAACTTCATCTCGCCTGAGGAGGCTTTCACTGAATGGCTCAATTTCGCTACAAGCACGTCGGCGACTCGCGCCTCCTGCTCGAAGGCAAGCTCGTCAAGCCTGGTGAGGAGATCGAACGCGACGAGGAGATCATCAACGGCAACTTCGAGCCGGCCAACGAAGCCGCGGTGGCAGCGAAGGCAAAGCGCGACGAAGAGGAAGGGACCGCACGCGCCGCCCACGAGCTGAGCCTCATGGGCACCGGCGCGGCGCCAGAGCTCGAACCCGAAGTCGAAGCCGCGAAACCCAAGCGGGCTGCCAAGCCCAAGGAGGCGTAACAGCTAGATGGCCAATCCTACTTACCGCCAAATTTTGGGCCTCGCAAAGGAGACCACGTGGGGCACTCCTGTCGTTGCGACGTCGTTCTTCCCGACCCGTAAGCCGAGCGGTTTCGTGCCGCAGTACGAGGACCTGCTCGACGACTACTTCCGCAACAACGCGAGCGACGAACAGGCCTATTACCAGGGCGTGGGTCTAACGCCATTCGATAGCGGCGAGATGCTCGTCTGGCCCGACGACTCGCTGCATTTCCTGATGGCTCTGTTCGGCGTCGACACCATCAGCGGGGCTGGCCCTTACACGCATCCGATCACCCTGCTCAACACTGCCGACCCGCCGTCGTACACGCTCACGCTTTTCGACAACCTGATCGCTACGGCGCGACGCATCTCTGGAGCCCAGATCACCGAGGTCCTTCTCAAGTGGTCCACCAAGGGCAAATTGACGATGCAGGTGAAGGGTATCGGCAAGGTCGCCGACACAGTCACCAAACCGACTGAAACCTTCTCGGCCGCATCTCCCTTCCTGGGCTGGCAGTACACGGCCAGCGTATCGGGCGCGAACACCCGAGTTGAGGAAGGCGAGATCCTCTTCAAGCGCGATGTGCAGCCGGTCTACGGCGGTGCTGGAACGCAGGACATGAACCAGCGAATGATCGACAGCCTGAACGGCAGCGGCTTCCTTACGTTTGCTGTGATCGACGACACGGAGAAGGGGTACTACACCGGCAACACCCAGCCGGCGGTCTCCATCGTCTTCACATCCGGAACCAACGTCCTGACCTTGCAGATGAGCAAGTGCGCGTTCGTCAAGGGATCAGACATCGACCGCGGCAGTCTCTACAGCAAGGTGCGCCTGCCGTTCAAGGCGATCGCAAATGCGACCGACGCGGGGACCGGAAATGCCCCCGCCAAAATCATCGGCGTCAACGGAAAGTCGACCGCTTACTAGCCGTCCGAAAAGAGAAGGAGAGAAGTTGCCAGAGCTCAAGACAGTCGAGGTCGCCGTCGACACGTTCACGCTGAAGAACAGCGGCGTCACCGTTGCCATGAGGCGTAAGGCGAGCGCAGCCGAGCATGACCAGTCGATCCAGGGAATGATTGGAGAGGGCTACGCCAACCAGCGCCACGGGTATCGGATCTATCTGCGTTTTCTGGCGGCGGCGATCATCACCTTCTGGGATGCGACCCGCCCCGGCAAGGATGGCGAGCAGGAACCGATCCCGATTTCGCCGCAGACGCTCGAGCTGATCCAAGACGAGAAGGATTACGAGCAACTGCTCGACGAGGCCGAGAAGCGCGTCGTGTTGCGGGAGGCGGCAGATCCGGAGGGGGAGCGAAATTTCGAGACGTCCTCTACACCGTCTTCACCGGAAACGAGCTCGAGTCCGGAGACCTCCCCAGGCTCGTCCGCGAACTAGACCTTCTGGAGTCGCTGGGGCAGCAGTTCCCGCATGTCGCCTGGACCCTCGAGGGGCTCCGCGCCCTGGATCTCCAGGATCGAGTTGACCTCCAAACGATCGTGAACTACCGCTTCGACATCGCAGAGAGCAGGAGGGTGGATGACGGACAGAGCGGAACTTGAACTCGTTATTGCCAGCCAGGTCGATCGCGTCCTGGCTGGCCTTAGCTCGTTTGAGCGGTCCCTCAACCAAATCGAGAAAGCGCATGTAACCACCGGCCAGCAGGCGCAAGTCCACGGCCAGAAGGTCGAAGAGTTCACCGGAAAGATGAGCCGGCTCGCCGACGTTGGCAAGCTCTTCGCGGCGTGGGAAATCATCGAGCGGGTGATGGGCTCGTTCAAGGGCCTGGAGAAGTTCAACACCGATCTCCTCCACACGACGCAGCTGCTCGGCGGGAATGCCGAGGCGGCGTCAACCTGGTCCGCGATCGCCAGCGTGATGGACATCGACATCGGTCAGGTTGACCGAGCTTTCGCCAAGCTCTCGACGAACCTCAACTCTGGCGCGAGCCCCGCGCTCAAGCAGATGGGCATCGCGGGCGAGGACGCCCACGGAAAGCTCCGGCCACTAAACGACGTCGTCAACCAGGCGGCCGACTATTTTCACGCCCACGCCGGCGCGGTCAACAACGCCGCTCTTGCCAACGAGCTCTTCGGCCGTGGTGGGTACCAGCTGCTGCCCATCCTCGAGCAGGGCAGCGCGGGCCTGGCGGCATTCACTGCCGAAGCGCGAAAGTACGGCCTCATCCTCGACGCCGAGACCATTCAGCGCAACGCCGCGTTCACCTTCCAGCTGAAGGAAGCAGAGTTGGCGGGCCGCGGCCTAGCCGTCACCTTCGGCAACACCGTGCTCCCTGGCCTCGCCGCGTTCGGCCAGGCATTGTCTAGGGTGATCGCGGACAACCTGCCGGCCTTCATCGCCGGCGTGCAGCGCGCGGTCAGCTACCTGATCGGCTTCGTCGAGGCCTTCGCCGGCGTCACGTTGTCGGTCGACCAGGGCGCGATGGCACTCGGCGAGATGAGCGGCATGGCGTTGGATACCGGCTCCGCGATGGAGAAGAGTGGCGCCGCAGCGGCCGCCTTCGCTGAGCGCGAGCGCCAGGTCCGGGACGCCGCTCGAGACACCACCAACGCGATCGACGACCAGATCCGCTCGCTGAACGCGCAGGTGGCAGCGACCCAGTTTGCTGACAAGCAGGACAAGCTCAACGACCAGGTCGCCTCCAAAGAAAAGGACGTCCAGCGCCTGCGCGAGGATCAGTACCGCGAGTTCTGGCTGGGCAACTTTCAGAACGCCAAGAACATCGCGGACCAGATCGTCGCGGCGAAGGCGCAAGAGGAGGACCTCAAGCTCCAGATCACTCGCTCGAGCGAGGAGAACGCGACCAAGCTGCGGATCTCCGGGCTTGAAGCTCAGAAGCGCAGCGTCAACGACGGGGCGCAGGCGCAGATCGAAGCGATTCAACGGGCAGCAGCTGCCGGGAGTGCCGCGGTTGGCGGCATGGCTGCGGGCTTCGCTCCAACGGTCGCCGCAGGCAGCGCCGCTGCCGCGGAGAAGTTCAAGTTCGCGATGGACGCCAGCGCCGAGGCGACTGGCCTTTCGATGGGCAAGAAGCTTCAGGACGCGCTCTTTGGTCCTCAGATCTGGGTCGATTCGGACCGCAAGATCGCCGGCCATTTCGAGCGCTCGGGCGGGCAGGGGTTCACCGCGATTGGCACCGCTATCGGCGATGCCATCGCGACCGGGTTGACAACCGCGCTTGGCCGCGGGGTCCAGAACTGGTGGAACAACACCTTCATCCCCGGCCTCGCACGTCGGCTGAAGAACATTGCACCCGGAGGCGGTGGCGTCTTTGCCGATGACTTCGCGAGGCAGAGCGGCAACCTCAGCTTCGGTGGCGGGGGCATCGTCCCTGGACCCCGCGGTGCTTCCGTCTTCCCGGTCGAGGTCCATGGCGGCGAGGTCATTCAAACTCCCGAACAGGCCGCGGCGGGCATGGACGAAACCAACGGGCTTCTCCGCCAGCTGATCGCCCTGATCGCGGCAGGTCAGTCCTCAGGCGGTGCAGGCACCGCGGCAGCGATTAGCGAGCTGATGGAACGTGTCGCCACCGGCCGCCGGCGCGGCATGGTCGGCAGCTACGCGAGGTAACTGAGTGCCCCAAGCGATCATTACCGCCCAGACCTTCTTCGGCAACAACGCGCTGCCGGACGGCCAAGGCACGATGGCCTGGACGACTCTCTCCGACTTCACCTCCTGGTTTCCAGCGGAGTGGCAGATCGATGGAGCGAGCCGCCAGCTCGGAGTCGCGCAGATCCCTTTCCGCGGGAAATCGTTCTACGTCTCGGACGACTTCGCGGGCAAGTCGATCATCGTGCCATCAAAATATTTCGAGGGCCCTGGAGTTTCGCTGGGAGCCGCGAAGGCCGTGCTTTCGCAGGCCGGTGAGCAGTACCTCAGCTTCGACAACAAGGTCACCGCCGCGCTTGTGAAGCTGAAGAGCTTCGGCGTGCCGAGGATGATGCGGCGGTTCTCGCCCTACTGGTGGGACCTGCCTGGCCTCGAGTTCTTTGCAAAGGAGCCCTTCTTCTCCGACGTCGCAACGACGACGCCGGCGGGCTTCCCCATCGCGCAGGGCGGAGCGGTCGCACCTGGCACGACAGCGACGACGGCGATCGTTTACGCGGGGTCGGTCCGGACCTTCCCCGTCTTCACGCTGAACGTGCCGGTCGGCAACGGCGTGGTCATCAACCAGTTCGTCATCAAGAACAACATGACGGGCGAGACGCTGACGATCACCTTCGGCCCGCCCTTGGCGGCCGCGACCGCATACACGATCACGATCGACTGCGAGGCGATGACCGTCGTCGACCAGAACGGCCTTTTTCACGACATCGCCGGGTCATTCCCGAAGCTCACTGGCCCCGCAGGTCAATCGCAGAACGTCGCGACGACCTTGATCTCGGCCTCGGGCACGACGACCGGCGTAACGGTCGGCTGCACCTTCAAGAACAAATGGGAGCTCTGACGCTTGCCAGCTAAACAACTCGCGAACTTTGTCCAGCACGCTCTCACGGTGCAACCGTTGGTGGGCGACACGGTTCTGACCTGGGATTCGGTCTCAGGCTGGCCGCCCGTCGGCGATTTCTCCCTGCGACTCGACAACCCGGCCTTGACGATCAGTGAACTCGTAAGGGTCACGTCGGTCAACGTCGGGGCAAACCAGACGACGGTCGTGCGCGCACAGGAAGGAACATCGGCGAGCGGTTCGTTCGTCATAGGGAGCACGGGTGGGAACGACTTGACCGCGCAAACGCTGACCGACGCGATGCTCAGGCTTGACACCTCTCTCAGCCAGACGCTCACCGGGCCGTTGTCGATTCCAACCGCACTCGGCGGCTCGCCCGCCGCGACGAGCTACGGGACCGTCCCCTTGAAATTCGCGGAGACATTGCTCGGGGCACCCGCCGCGAGCGTGTCGTTCACCAGCATCCCGGCTACCTTCCGCAACCTCAGCTGGGCCGGTTACGTGCGCGGCGACACTTCCGCCGTCAACCAGACGGTCTTCTGGCGACTCAACAACGATTCCGCCGCCAACTACGACACCGAGCAAAATAACTTTTTCGGCACAACGACTTCGGTCCCCGCTGAAGCCCTCGCTACTGCGAGTCCGGTCGTTGCCACGATGCCGGCCGCGACCGCCACGGCGAACTACTTCGGCACGTTCCACGGGCGTCTTCATCAGTACGCCGGAACGACAGGTAACAAGATCTGGACAGCCGAGTCAGCCGAAGCGCGAAGTAACGCGACCAGCAACCAGATCAGGACGATTTGGATGGGGAAGTGGCGCACGACCGCCACGGCCGTCAACCGAGTCGACTTCTTCCCCGGCGCCAACAACTTCGCTACTGGCAGCTACTTCGGAATTCTCTTGGAGCCTTAAGACATGGCATTTGATGTTCAGAACACAAGGCGCCTCTACCCGACGAACCTGTACGAACCGCCCGCCGATCCGCATCACATCCACCTTGCGCCCTGCCTTTCTGAATGCGACCTGGAACACGACCACGTCCCGGTTTGTGTAGACCATGGCATCGAGGCCTGTCCCGCGAGTCATTGGCTCGGCGGTCACCCCGTACCGAATCACCCTCATCACGTTGAGTTCGACGGCTCAACCGGGCAATGGGGATACACGCGGCTCACTCAAGAGGAAATCTCAGACCTCGAACAGCTCGCGGACTTTGAGCGCGAGTGCCAGCAAGAGCAGGAGGAGAGGGTTCGCCAGCGAATCGCACTCATCCGCGCGAAGGCGGAACACGACCCGGCGTTCCTTGCCCTTGCCGAGCATCTCGGTATTCGGTTCGACGAGGTCTAAGTGCCAGGACCTTCAACCTACGGCGGTCTCGGTGTTCGCGGCGGCGGCCTTGGGCTGATGGGCCTCGGCGGTCCGCAGCAGCCGCAACCCTTCGCGTTCGCGCCCATGCCGGCACAGGCGCTCCCTTACATCGCGCACCTATACACCAACGGAATGCAGTTCAAGCGCACGCTCGGCGACGCATCGAGCGCCGGCGGTGCCAGCGCCGCGATGATCACAAAGCCCGGGTTGAAGATGACCCTCAACGGCGGCTATCATCCGATCACGCTGGAGCTCGCCGGCGCGCAGTTGCCAACAAACCTGGTCGTCGACCCAGGGTTCGAGGCGAGCGACGTACTGGCGGATGTGCAGGCCAACTGGACCCTCACAACCCCAGGCGAATGGGCGCTATTGAGCACCGCGACTGATATGCGCGGCGGGCGTCGAGGGCTGAAGTGCACTCGGACGGCGCTCGGTCCCAACAGCTGGAACTTCTGCTATGGCAAGGTCGACATTCCGGTTGTCGCCGGAATGACCTACATGGCTTCGGGATGGGTCAAGCAGTCAGCGGGCGCCGTCAACGGACACATCAAGCTCAGTTGGCTTGACAAGGCTGGCGCAGAGATCTCGAACATCCTGCCGATCGGCCTGACCAGCGGCCTGAAGCCGTGGACTTTTGGAAGCGCTACGGGAATCGTGCCATCACACGCGATTACAGCCCGATTCCATTTCGCAGCGGGATGGTGGGACGGGGTCACTGGCACGAACGCGCAGACCTGGTTTGACGATGCCCGCTTCGCCCAGGGCACCTCGCTCGACGATCCGATCCAGCTCGGCGACATCATCACGCTGACCGAGAACGGCGATAGCAGCGGCACGGTCCTCTACACCGGGATCGTCGAAGAAATGCCCGACGAGGTCGGGGCTGGGGCGGCGGGCTCGAAGCACCAAGTTTCGTTGACCCCCTTCGTGGCCGAGCTCGGCGACACGGACTTCAATCAGCAGTACTCGACGTTGACCGACGTGGCTCAAATGGTGCGCGACGCGGTTAACAAAACGGGGCATTGCCGAGTTTCTCAGAAGTCCTGCGGCGACACCGGCGTCCTGGCCATCTACAACTTCAACCAGACCAACGTGCTCGAGGTCCTCAACGTCGCGAAGCGGATCGCCGGCGTGAACTTCTGGTGGTTCGTCGACGCGATGGGCCTGGTGTGGTTTCAGTCCGCCACGCCCACGAACCCGGCGAGGATCACCCTCAAGCGAGGTTCCGATTACACGAGAAGGCGTCGGACGCCGAGCATCGTTGGGCTGAAGAACAAGATTCGCGCCCTCGGCGGCTATCCGGTCGGGGCGTCCGTTCCCATTCAGTCGCTCTACAGCAACGCTGCTTCTCAAAAGGCTTACGGCGTGCGGACTCTGGACCCCGGCCTAGTCTTCCCGACCGTCACCGACCAGGGCACGCTCGACAAGATTGTCAACACGGTCGGCGCTGCGCTCGATCGAGTCCACACATCGATCGACCTTGACGTCCCTTTGTTGGATAAACGCCTGACGCTCGCGGTCCCCGGAGGGTTGACGGCTCGACTATTAGAACCATCACAAGAAGCGATCGCACAACCCACAGCCCTCGGCTCGGGCGGGTATTCCGGTCCTTATGTCGCACAGGACATCGAGATGAATGGCGTCGAGCAAAAACTCCTCACCGGAGATGTTCCGATCTCGGGGTTGAAGGACATCGAGTTCGAGCTGGATCGAGTCGTCCAGCGATTGGGCGTCCTTTCAGCGGGGTACGGGGCATGAGCGCCGGGGTTGGGGCGGTTGATACCACCAAGACGACCGACCACTACGACTTAGACGACGGCGATGCGACCACGCCGATCTACCTCGACTACATCGTCCCGACGGGGATGTCGGGCATCATCAAAGTCACGCTGTCCTGGAAGCGCCGGCCTTTTCGATCCACTACCAACCTGAGTCCCTCCAGCATCGGGACCGACGCCACCGGCTCGAGCGGTCACAGCCACAGCCACGGGCACACTATCCCGATTGACGCTGGCCCCTTCACGAATGCGGCCGGTCAGAACGCCGCCGGCGGCAACCTCGCAACCGGGTTCGGTCCGACCACTGCGCCGGTCAACAGCAACGCGACCGGCGAGTCTGGTCATTCGCATTCCCACACCCACACCCTCTCGGGCTCGGGAGCGCAAGCGGTGACTGAGGCCCCCCCGCCGCTCGCGACGGTCACAGCGATTTCGTTCGATGGGATCGACCGGACGGCCGCGCTCGGCGGTCCGTGGAGTGGAGATGTCGCGGAGCTCGACATCACGTCGGTCTTCCTGAGGAGCGCCTCGACTTGGCACGCAATCGCCTTTAGCCTCAGTGGCCTCGGACGCCTGGTTAACCTGCTTCGGATTTACTACACGACCAGCTAGGGGCTACGCCGTCGCGGAAGGTATGGAGAAGGTCGTCGACAAGCCATTAAACGTCGCGGTTCCTTGGCAAGCGTAATGCGTGCCTGAGCCCGGGCCAGGAAGCTGAGCCCAAAAGAAAAACTCTGGACTAGTAGGTGGCCTCGGACCATTGGCGGGTTGTGGCCAAGTTGCACTGGAAGCCGTAACGCCAGAGACCTGCTCACTCCAGCTCGTTCCAGAGCAACTCACCGTCACAGTCGCCCCAGAGACCCAGTTGGACGCATAGAGGATGGCGACGGTAATGCCCAATTTCTCCCCAGTGCTGAAGGTAGTGAACGAGGCCTGAATCTGGCCCGTCGGTACGGTCGTCCCCGCCGGCGCCTGCGTGTTTGGGGGCGCGGATTCGGAAGTCGGAGAAGGTAGGGGTGCAAGGCTGGGTGGAGCTGGCGTCGACGAGCAGAGCGTGCCTTCACCCGGAACGCAACTGGTCGGCGCCGACGACGCGCACTGGTCGGCTGAGATGCAGGTCTGCGCAATCGGGCTCGGCGACGGCGAGGCCACCACATCCGCGGCGGTCAGGCGCGCCTGACGGATGAATTGCGAGCCGACGACCATCAGCCCAGCGACTGCGACGACGCCCACCACTGAGCCGATGTACCCCAGGTATCGCACCGCTCGCGGCCGGCCTTGTTGGTTCACACCCTGAATTTACACGCTGCTTAACGCAATCGATGAATTCCGGGCGAAAAGGAGGCGGGGTTGATTCGACAACTTAGCTCGGCCGTCTGGGGCGGCGTTCCCAAGGGCGTCTACCAGGAGTACGGGCCCACGACGGTGCAGGGCGAGCCGTATTCGTATCGGGACAAAAGCCTCTTCCACTGCGGCATCGACATCGGCGACCTGGGCATCGGGTGGCCGCTGCACGCAGCCCGCGCCGGCCAGGTCGTCAGCGTCGGCTGGGGCCAGCTCGGCATTCAGGTTGGCGGCGAGGTTGACTGGTACATCCACGTCGACTACTCCGTCGTGGGCGTTGGCCAGTTGGTCGACCGGGATCAGCTGGTGGCGTACTCGGGCGGCAAGGTGCCCGCTGGCGGGGTGATCTACGGCGCACATCTCCACTTCGAGGTCCAGACGGCCACGCCGCCGACTTACAACCGCCCGCTCACCTCCGTCGATCCCGAGGCGGTGCTCACCCGCCTCTACGGCGCCGACGGGAATTCACTCTCAGGAGGATTTGGAACCTTGACAGATCAGGAAATCCAGGAGCGCTTCGTCGCTGTCCTGGGAGCGATCACCATCGCCGTTCCGCTTCCGCCACGTCCAGCAAGGCTCTCGGCCTACACGGACGCTCAACTGGACGAGTTAATCGCGCAGTCGTCCTGGGCGGACATCGAGAGGGTCTACGGCAAGGACTCGAAGGACTGGCTGAACCTGAAGGCGCATCCCCAAACGCAGGGCGTGGCTCAGGCCGTGCTCGACCTCGCCAAGAAGGTCGACGGCTTAACGCTTCCCGCGCCGACACCACTCAACCTGCAGCCGGTGATCGATGCGATCGCGGATCTCAAAGCACACCCTGCGGTGGCTCAGGACCCGGCTCTGACGGCCGCCGTCCAGGCGATCAGCAAACATGTCGGCGTAGGGACGCCCTAGCACGTGGCCCCGGGGCGCATGGTCAGCGAGCAGGAGCTCGAGCAGCTCATCGCCAAGCGCCTCAAAGAGCGCCAGGAGATCATCAACGAGGCGGTCGGGGCGCTGCGCCCTGAGCTCGATCGGATGAGCCGAGAGATCGCTTCAGCCAACCACATCAAGCAAACCCTCGGCAAGCAGGTCCTGGAGCTCACGCGCGAAGTGCGCAAGACAAACCTCGAGCTGACGAATCACGCCGCGCTAAAGGCTCACCCCGGGACCGCGGCCGACATCGCCGAGATTCGCGAGGAGCTCGCGGAGGGCGAGGGGATCATGCAGGAGTTTGGCATCAAGGATCTGAGCGCCGAGCAGCGCAAAGCCTTCCCATCTGTGCTCAAGGGCTTCGTCGTGAAGCGAGAGGAAGAACGCAAAGAACAGCAGACCGAGCTGAGGCGACAGGCCTGGATTCACGTCGGCTCCAGTTTCATCTCGGCTTTGCTCGGAGCCGCCACTACGGCGGCCGCGGTGATCGGCTGGATCGCGACCCACCCGTCGGTTGGCCCGTGACCGAAGAGCACGACCGGCGGATCACAAACCACTACATACTGCATTTCCCTGCGCACGAACCTCGCGAGTCGGACCCGCATTACGCCGCGTTCAACGCTTACCACCGCCACCACTCGAAAACGTCGGTCTGTTATGTCGGCCGGCGCGTCGGATTCGACCAGTGCGCGGACGCCAAGGGCAAGTCGATGAAGGATCAGCCCGGGCACCCCGGCCTCGAGCTCCACCACAAGGTCATCGAGTTCAGCCTGGTCAACGGCGTCGACCTCGCCGCCATCAGCCTCGACTTCCCCGACCTCGACAACGCGGAAGAGCTCGCCGCCTGGTGCGAGTCCGAGCCGAACTTTATGTGGCTGTGCGCGAAGCACCATCGCGGCGCAGGCGGGATCCACCATGCCGCCTACGCCGATTTCGCCGGCGAGCTCTACGTGCGCGACCTCATCGGCCCATTCGAATCTTCGTGAGGTGAGGAGTCTAGGTGGACCGGAACCGGATCGATGTTGGGAGCGGCCACCTCATCTGGCTGCTGGAGGATGGAGCCGTCGCGAGCTGGGAGCACCCCACGTCCTCTGGTAAACACGAGATTGCGCCCGTCAGCCGAACGACCTGGACCGTCGCCTGTCGCGAGCCGCTGACGCTCACCCCGTCGCTCTTCTGCAACCCCAGCCGCGGTGGCTGCGGAATGCACGGTTTCGTGACGAACGGAAGGTACGCATTATGCCGGCGACCTCAAGGGCGATCGATCCGCGCGGTGAGCTGCGCCAGGACCCCGACGGTTCTTGGAACCTGCATTGCCCTCAGTGCGGCCATTGGGGGGAGATAGACGAGGACCAGCTCCGCGGCCTCGTCTCGTGCGATCACACGAACTGCGGGGTCACCCGCGCGGGCTCCATCTGCGACTGCGCCTTCCACGAAACCCGCGACTGGTTGAACACAGCGATTCGCCTCAACCCCTGACGGCCTGAGCCGGCCGCCGTCACCAGCCTTTCGCCGGCACACAAGGAGGTCTCAGTGACCAAGCTCCTCTTCCGTCTTTTCGTCGCGCTCGTTCTCATCCTCGCGCTCATGCAGATCGCCGCGGCCGGCGACACAGCGAAGTATGCCAACGCGATCGCCGCGGTCGTCATCCTCGTCTCGCCGTTCCTCATCCAGCTGGTGAAGGCGCGGTTCGGCATCGTCCTTGACGGGCGCGCCATGGTGGCGATCGCCTACGTGGTCTCCCTTCTGATTGCTCTCGGCGCTGGTCTGGCCGGCGGTGAATACCACCCCGACCTGTCAAGCCTGCCGGCGTTGCTCGCCTCGTCGACGCTGCTGTTCGGAGTCCAGCAACTCGTGTTTGCCAGCTTCAAAGACGACAAGACGGTCGGGCCCCTGCTGAAGTAGACCCCTACTCCTCCCTCTCGCCGCCGGCCAACGTGGTCGGCGGTTCTTTCTATTTCAGGGAGCTGTGGGTTTCCGGTGGAAAGAACAACCGGTCAGCTTCTCTCGCCTCGGCGTCGGTAGCAGTGGCGCAGAACTGCATCTTCCAGCGAGCCCACTCTAAGCAGAAGTCGTTCCAGCTGGCGGCCGCGTCCCTCATCCCGTCGGCGCCCCGCACGCTGGCCGCGGCCAGGTCATCCAAGGAAGCGACCAGCCGCGCCGGGTCGAACGCTCTGACCTTCACCGACTCTTCATTGCCGCGGGCCGCAGCTTCTTTTGCTGCATTGCCGTCGAAGTGCGGCCGCCGGTCTGGGACGACAGGGTCTTGAGCCGCCGGAGGCCGACGGGATGCCGCTCGAGGTAGCTCTCGATCGCGGGCTTGCGCCACAGCCGCCCTGATCGGAGCTCGAGCACAGCAGCGGGGAAATTCTTGTTAGCGGTCATCTGGAAGACGCGCTGACGGCTCGTGTTCGCGAGCTCCGCGATCTCGGCAATGCCGACCAGGTCAGGCAGATTAGAGATCTCGACCTCCTTCTCCTGGCGTTCTTCGGTCATTGCCTCCACACGATCGATGTCCAGCTTCACTCCCTTGAGCGCTTCAGACAGAGCTTCGTAAAGGAAGTCGAAGGCCGCCATCGGAGTCCTTGCCGGCACGGTCGACGTCGTCGAGAGGAGCCCGCCTGAGTAGCTGACGACCGTATGGTGATCCGCCAGCTGCTCGAGCACGTCCTCGGGATCGAGGGCCTTGGCCGCCCGACCCTCTATCGTCACAGTCCAATTCGGCGTCTTTGTCACTGCTTCTTAATTCTCCCTGCCCATGGCCAGATGAAACCCGCTCGCCGTAGCTTGCCGAGCAAGTTCAGGATCGCCCGCTGGTCTGACGGCGTGCCCGAGAAGAAGATCGGCGCAATCGAACGATCCGGTGGTAGGAACTGCCAGTGGCCCCGCTGGGTCTTGCTGACTCGAAACCCCTGGTCCTCGGCTGCGCTGACGACATCTCTGATATTCATTCTGTCACTTCCCCTTTACGCTGTAATGATACAGCGTATCAGATACGTCGTCAAGAGTCGCCAGGGTCACGATCCTGGCGTAACCAGGCGATGCAGGCCGGGCAGACCATCTCATCGAACAGACCCCCAGCCGTGAGAGATGGTCGCGGAAGTCCGCACAGCGAAGCCTCTGCCCCATCGCGGATCAGGTGCAGAAGCGATCCGCCACCGGGACCGGCTGCTCGCCGGATGTACGCGCGGAAGGTTTCGCTTGTCAATCGTCCCGCCGGCGGGCGTGCACCATCGCGTCGTAGAGATCGTCGGTGCTCGGGTGCATGTAGTTCCGGATGATCACCTCGATCGAGGCGCCCGTGATCTGGGAGATGTAGGCCGGATTCATCTTCTCCGCTCCCATGCGCGTCATGGCTGAGTGGCGGAGCAGGTGCGGGTAGATGCGCCGCGGCGACTTGCTGATGGCCGCGACATCCTTGACCATCTGATAGATGCCGCCGGCGGTCAGCGGCGCCGACTCGCCTTCCTTCTTGCGTTTGTGCAGAAAGATGTGATCGTCGTCGGCGCCCCGCGGTCGCTGGTGCTTGATGTAGAACCGCAGGCGCTCGTGGGTCCGGGGGATCGGGACCATGCGCTCGTCCGTCTTGCCGTCGACGCGCAGGAAGACGCGCTTGCCCTGGTCGACGACGTCGCGCAGCCGCAGCCCGGCGAGCTCGCCTTCACGCATGCCGGTCTCGGCCAGGATCGCGATGATCAGCTGATCTCGCACGTGCGGCGCGGCCACCTCGAGCTCGCGCATCTCCTTCGGCGTCAGGACCTCGCGCACGACCCTGCGCTTTTTCGGCATCGGTGCCTTGAACCGTGAGTCCTTGATGCCGTGCCATGAGAGGAACTGGTTGATGTTCCGGAGGTACGTGCTCACCGATGCCCGCGAGAGCTTGCGGGTGGGCGCGTGGAGCTCGGCGGCCAGGACGTTGAGGACGTCGGGCGTCAGCTGGTCGACCGCCTCCAGGCCGAGCCGCTCAGCGAAGGGGAGCAGCACCTTCTGCAGCGAAGGGGCGTAGCCGCGGTTCACCGTCGCCGGCGAGAGGTCCCGGTTGGCCACCCGAACGCGGCATTCATCCAGGAAGCGCTCGACGGCGCCGCGGAGTTGCACTGGGTTTCTGACCGGATCCGTTGCAGTAGACCTTCTAATCCCCATTTCTGATACTCAGCTGTAACCCTCCTGGAGGCTCGGCAAAAGAACCTGTTTCGAATACGAAAGAACCTGTAGAGAACCTGTTGGCTGGGGAGGAAGGATTCGAACCTTCAACCTTCTGATCCAGAGTCAGCTGCGCTACCGTTGCGCCACTCCCCAAACGAATACGACCGGGGCGCTATTCTATCGG